TACATCTCCCCGCTTGCGAAAGCACAGAAGTATCAGGAAATCAACTCTATCCAGCAGTTGATGGCGTTGGTAGGAAACATGGCTCAAGTGTTCCCAAGCGTGCTTGACAAGATCGATAGCGACAAGACGATCGATGACGCTGCGGACATCTACGGCGTGAACCCGGAACTCGTCCGTGACGGAGATGAAGTATCTCAGATGCGTGAGGAGAGAGCCGAGGAAGAGCAAGCACAGAAAGAGATGATGATGGCACAGCAAGTCGCTGAGACTGCGAAGACCGGGACTGAAGCGATGAAGAACCTGGAACCAGAACAGAAAGGTGTTAAATGAGTCCCATAAAACTGCTTGGCGATCACGAAGGTAAGCGGTATTTCTGGTATATGTCCGAAGGAACTTTTTGGATAATGGAAGAACTGAAGTGAGCGATTCCGTAGATAAGCAGAAACAGTTATATCTGGACTATCAATCGGTGTTCGCCACGGAAGCCGGGATAAGAGTGCTTGAGGATTTGAAGGTGAAAGGATACGAGAAGACCACGACCTATCACCAGGACGCACGGCAACACGCATTTACAGAGGGAGGGAGAGCGTTCCTCTTAGACTTACTCAATATGCTCTCAGTGGACGTTACTAAACTAGAACAACAGCAAAAGGAGAATGACAATCATGGCTGAAGAGACAATCTTGGACCCGGTCACCCCGGACAATTCAGACCTCACGAACACGAGCGAAGCGACTGGGGACACTCCCGCTACTGACACGCAAACTGTGGAGAAAGAAGCACCTGCGTCTTGGGTGGAAGGCTTAGACCCGGAGTATCGCAATGATCCAAGTGCCACGAAGTTCAAGACTCCTAACGATATGTTTAAGAGTTATAAAGAGATGTCCAAGCTGATCGGCTCTGACAAGGTTGTAGTGCCTGGAGACAAAGCGACTCCAGAGGAACTGGACACGTTCTACAACAAGCTCGGCAGACCAGAGACTGTTGAAGGCTACAAGTTCGAGGATCTTCCAGAAGGCATACAGAACGAGTCGAGGGAGAAGAACTTCGCTACGATGGCTCACAAGGAAGGTCTTTCGCAGAAGCAAGCGGAAGGAATCCGTAAGTGGTACGCTGAAGAAGCTAACGCTGAGCTCAGTCGTGCTGGTGAGAACGATGGCGAGCAAGCCAAAGAGACAGAGACCTCGCTTCGCAGGGAGTGGGGCATGGCGTACACGGAGAAACTCGTGTCTGCGAATAAAGCTCTCTCGCAGTTCTCTGACGAGTCACAGAAGAAGATCACGGCACAGTTCAAGAACGATCCCGATGTGATTAGGGATTTAGCGAAGATCGGCGGGAAGTTTAGCGAAGCCGGGATTACTGGAAAAGCTGGTGGCGATGTTCTCAGCCCACAGGAAGCACTCTCTGGGATTGCGAAGATGAAGACCAGCGAGGCGTTCATAAAGGGCGACCACCCGGAACATAAGATCGCAGTAGAAGAGATGACAAGACTTCACAAGATGGCGTACCCTAGCTAGAGGATAAGCGAAAGCCCCTCGGTTAGGTATTTGTTTGGGACAATCTCCTTGGAGACCCCGCTAGAAGCACAAGCAGTAAAAAGACCCGATTAGCGGACAATCTTTATTTCAAAATAAAAAGGAGATTACTCAAATGGGTACCATTGATACAGCGTTTGTTAAACAGTTTGGCAGTACGCTGGAACTGTTAGTCCAGCAAAAAGGATCCCGTCTTTCGATGGGTGTCCGGCAGGAATCAGTAACTGGTGAGGAAGCGTACTACGATCAGTTGGCTTCCACCACGGCCGTGCAGAAAGTTGCTCGCAACGCAGACACTCCGCTTATCAAGAGCGATTTTTCTCGTCGGCGTGTGACAATGTACGACTATGAATGGGCTGATCTGATTGACAAGGAAGACAAGCTTAAAATGCTCGTTGACCCTGACTCGACGATCGCTAATAACGCCGCTCATGCTCTCGGGCGTGCCAAGGACGAAGCCATCATCGATGCGTTCTCCGGCACTGCTTACACGGGCAAAGCTGGTGGCACTTCAACTTCGTTCGACTCAGACAACCAGATCGCCGCTTCTTCGGCGAACATGACTCTGGCGAAACTGACCGAAGCGAAAAAGATTCTGGACGCCAATGAAACGGACGCTTCTGAGTCCCGTTACATCGCTCTTACGGCGAGCCAGATCTATTCCATGCTGAACATCTCCACCTTCACCTCTGCGGATTACAACACGATCCGTACGCTTGTGAATGGTGAGATCAACAGCTTCGTGGGATTCACGTTCTTGAGAACTGAGCTTTTGACGTTATCCTCTTCCACTCGCACCTGTCTCGCATGGGTGAAGAGCGGAATGTTGATGGCGAATAGCGCAGACATCAAGACCGAGATCACTCGTCGAGCGGACAAATCTTATGCTAATCAGGTGTATGCCTGCATGAGCATTGGTGCAACCCGCATGGAAGAAGCGAAGTGCGTTGAGATTGCTTGCTTAGAATCTTAATCAATCTATAAATCCTAAAGGAGGATTTTACAATGGCTACAACTGTTAATGGAGTTCAATACACTAAGATCATCGATCCTAGTGGTTCTAACATCGTCGGTCCTGGTATCTGGGGCGGGCGTGTGAGAGCACAGGCGGACACTTACACCTTTGCGTCAACAGCGGTTGCTACCACTGTTCGCATGGGTAAGCTGCCCAAGGGTGCTCGTGTGATCGGCGTTGTTGTTAGTTGTGCCGCTCTTGGCACGGCAGTGACGCTTGCAATCGGTAACGGTGGATCGGGAAATTCTGCGAAGTTTGCAGCGGCGTTCTCGGCTTCTTCCGCTATCGACAGCACGTTGTACGGTCTGAATACCGCCGCTTCTTATACGGTCGGTACTTTGTCCGGTGATGATGTTATCACGGTGCTTACTGCCGGTGACCCTGCTACTGGGTTGCTGAACATCACCACGCTGTATCTGGTGGACTAGTAGTAACTGATTTGGTGGGGGGCGATTTGCCCCCTACCTTATCACTAAAGGATAACAATGAAATTCATCGAAGACATTGAGTTATCGGGGAATGAATGTAGCAAGAACGAGTTCGTCCCTGACCACATGATCGGGAAGTTCTCTGGTGCTATTATTGTTCTCGGCTCTGGTCTTCGGTTGTTCTCAGACATTAAGCGAGCACAGTGCGTGTTGGGCGACACTCCTCATCACACGTTCGCAGCTAATCTTTCTTATCTCGCTTGGAACGGAACGCTTGAGCATTTGGGGAGTCTTCACCAGAACAAGCTCCCACACTTTTACGAGTTATCGGAAGACTTGCCGGTGAGCAGAGTAGGGCATAAGACCTACGCTCATTGTCCGTTCGTGAACCAGCAAGAGGGTTCAATCGTGTGGCCAATTCGTGATAACAACGGCACCACAAGTTTATTCATCATCAAGGTCGCATTACTTCTCGGCTACGACAAAATCATCTGTTGCGGTATGGACTTGGAAGGGAAGCACAGATTCTACGACAATCCTAATCTCTCGACTAATAACAACTTCAGTTGCGGTTCCATCTCTGCCTCTTGGGAAGAGTACGCACAGAAGCCATCGTTCAAGAAGAAGGTTCGTAGCGTGAGTGGGAAGACGCTGGAGTTCTTCGGGGAAGCAACTAAAGACTGGTTAAATGATTATAGTAATTTAGACGTTGCTTGCGTAACTTGCAATTCAAGAAAACACACAAAACTGTAGAAGAGTTTATCGGGGGAAAATAATTATGGCGTACTCAGACACACAGATCGTGAACATGGCTTTGACCGGGATTGGCGAGGCGAGGATCGTCAGCCTCGACCAAGATCAGGAGACTGCGAGACAAGTGAAAGCAATCTATGAGCCTGTAAGGGACGAGGTTCTTTCGACTTACCCGTGGAAGTTCGCTCTGAAGAGTAGACAGATTGCGAAGCTAGACACCGCTCCTCTATTCACCTACGACAACGCTTTCCAGATTCCCTCGGACTCTCTAAGAGTCGTGAAGACTGACCTCGATGAGAACGGCCTCATCTGGGACAGAGAAGGAGAGACTATCGTAACGAATGAGTCCTCTGTAAAGATTCAATACATCCAAAGGATCACGGACGCTACAAAGTTCACGGCATCGTTTGTGACAGCGTTAGCTGCGAGACTTGAAGCGGAGCTTGCGTACTCGGTAAGCAACAACGCCACTCTCGGCAAAGAGAAGCTAGAGATTTACTTTAAATCAAAACTTCCTTTGTCAAAAAGCATAGACGCTCAGGAAGGGAACGCTCATCTCACTTTCCAGACCGACGGGTTCATGGACGCACGCTCTACGGGACAAATCTAATGCCTAGCACACAACTGATGCAGACGAGTTTCACCGGCGGTGAGTTATCTCCCAAGTTAGAAGGAAGAACAGACATCGTGAAGTACGGACAATCCGTTCACACGATGGAGAACTTCATTCCTCTCCCCTACGGTGGAGCGGTTCGTAGACCCGGGACGTATTACGTCAGCGAAGTAAAAGACTCCACGAAAGTAACCCGCCTCATTCCTTTTCAGTTCTCTGTCACGCAAGCGTACATCCTTGAGTTCGGGAATCTTTATATGCGAGTGTACAAGGACAACGGGCAGGTCGTGAAGACTCTCGCCGACACGGACGATTGGGTGGTCATCACGGATTACGTGGTTGGCGATTACGTCGAATCAAGTTCAACTGTCTATTACTGCATCGTCGCTCACACGTCTACCAGCTCGTTCTCTGCCGATCTAGCCGCAGGCAAGTGGGTGGCTCAAACGATTTATGAGATGGTTACCCCTTACCTGGAGGCGGATTTATTCGACATCAATTTCACGCAGTCTGCGGACGTTCTCTTTGTGTTCCATAAGGACTACACCCCTAACAAGATTAGTCGCACAGGACACTCATCCTGGGCAATTACGGCTATGTCTGTGGACGGTGGCCCGTGGATGCCGAACAATCTAACTAATCTAAAGATGGCTTCTAGCACGACCGCAGCCGGGGTTGCGACGCTTACAGCTTCCGTGGTTGCGTGGGCTGCTGCTACGAAATACAAGGTCGGA